TTATCCTTCAACATCTACACTCAGACCGGATTTCAGCTCAACCGTGTACCGGTCAGGCCAGACGGTGATTTTCTGTACCCAGCGTTTGACGATAACTTCATCAAATTCCGTCAGCTCGGCGCTCTGGCTGCGGATGAAATCCTGAAGCTCTGTAATGCGGCTGATCTGCTCGTCCCATGTGACGTTATCTACGGCGGTCTGCTGCTTTAATTCCCGGAGCCGGAATATCTCATCGGCAATCTCGTCGTAGGCTTCCTTGTTGTTGGCCTTCTTCAAAAGGTCCTGCTGCAGCTCCAGCAGCTTTTCATCAATGGCATCCGTCGAGGCTGTGGCCGATGCCCGGATGACCGTGGCGATATTCTTTGCCAGTTGATTCTGGTATCCTTCCCTGTGGGCCAGCAGTTCATTCAGTGCCTTGACCACGGCTGCTTCCAGTTCTTGCTCGTTGACCGTCCGGGTATGGCACTCAAGGCCAGTAGGCTCCAGCCTGCTGATGCAGCGCCAGACGACGGATTTACAGCCGTGATTGTTCCAGTGGATGCGCCGGAACATCTCTCCGCAATC